CGTTGTCCTGGAGGATCGCCGTCCCGCCCAGGCCGTGAAAGTAGTTCCCGTAGATCAGGCACGGCCCGCCCAGGTAGACGTAGCCGGTGCTCGTGCCGGACTGATTCTTGAACTCGCAGTTGTCGATGATGCCGCTGAACGTGTAGTCGGCCGAGAAGCTGCCCTTGATCGCGTAGATGAAGCCGTCGAACACGCAGTCGGTGACCCGCCAGCTCTGCATCCCGCCGCCCGTGGCGTCGAACCCGGCGGCCCGCGTGCCGGCCGTGTTGGAGAAGGAGATGCGGCTGACCTGCCAGCCGCCCACGCCGCCGCTGGTGATCAGGTTGACGGAGTTGGTGGCCGTGGTCAGCAGCGGACGGCTGCCGGTGTCGCCCCGCGTGCTGCCGTAGCCCTTGACCGAGATGTTGGCCACGTTGGTCGGGGTGACGGCGGAGGTGATCGTGTAGGTGCCCGACTTCACCCAGATGGTATTACCGGCCGTGACCTGGGTGCCGGCGATCGCCTTGGCCCAGGTGAGCAAGGCCCCGCCAAGAGCCCAGAAGCCGCCGGCCGTGGAGGTGGCGGCGGGCGAGCGGTCGAGAGTCCACTTGCCGCCGGACTGGGCCGTGATGCGGTAGAAGCCGGTCGTGAAGCCGGCCCCCGAAGTGATCTGGATGTAGTTGCCGATGTCGGCCGAGGAAGGGCTGTGGCCGTCGGGCGTGACCAGCGTGTTGGTCGTGGCGTCAACCGTGAGGTTGGTGCCGGTGAACTGGGCGGAATCCTGCTGCGAGAAGTCGGTGCCGGCACCCGACTGGCTGGGATCGAACCCGCCACCATTGGTGTCGGCGCCCGCCGTCCTCATCTCCCACACTGTGGTACTGGAAATGGAGATGTCGCACCACCGTTATGGGAATGTGCGAGCGGCCGTGCTCAGAACTTCTTGATGCTGTTCTTGGCGCCGGGCTGGATGGCCAGCTCGTCCATGGGGTCGTCAGGACCCCTCGTGTGCCACCTGAAAACAAGCCAACCCAACCCGATCGAGATCACCGCGACGGACCACCCGAACAAGGATCACCCCCTCTCCCTGAATACCAGAGGTTCACTTCTGTCAGGGTAGGCCGCATTCAGGCGAGGGTGAACGTAACGGGTCCGATCGTGGGCGCGATCGGCGGGGGCGTCTGGGCGGTGCCGGCCACGGCGTTCGAGGCGGCCGAGACCGAACCGGCCGTATCCACGTCCTCGCCCTGGACGAAGAACGTATCGCCCTCGTTGCAGGTGAACGTGGGATCGCTGATCATGTCCTTGACGGTGGCCACGCCGTTGATCTTCACGGTGACGTTGCGATGGACCACATTGGAGGCTGCGGCCGACAAGGGGACGTGCCCGATAATGGGGACCGACATGGGGGCTCCTTGTATGTGGTGCCAAATTGGCACGACATCAACGTGGATCAGTTGGTCGCCAATGACAGAGTGTAGGTGCACTGGAGCGTGTCGCCGTTGTTGACAGCCTGGGTGCCGCCGGAGAACGCCGCCTCGCTGAACAGCAAGCCGGTCGTGCCGCCGATCGTGTTGTTCGCGATGATGAACAGCCCCTTGATGGTGACCGTGCTCGTCATGTTGAAGTTGACGGTCGAGCTGTTCGTGATGCTCTGGGAGCTGGCCGCGCCCGGCGCCCAGGTGGGGCGGTTGGCGTTGGAGTAGTTCTGGTTCTCGGTCCAGCCGGTATGGGAAGCGGAGGTGTCCGCCCCGGCGAAGGCCGTGAAGCCCGAGTTGTCCACCAGGCCCATGTACCACGTGGTGGTCTGGGTCTGCGCCCGGATGTAGGCGTCGAGGACGTTGTTCAGCCCGGCGTTGGTGACGAGGTTGTACGCCTCGTCCTCCCACTTCAAGTTGCCGTCCTTGTCCACGCAGCGGACGTGGAACACACCGCCGAGGCCAGCCTGTTCGATCACCCTCACGGTGCCCGGCACGTGGCGCAAGACGGTCGCATCGGCCTCTGGTCGGTTCATCGGTTACTGGTCCCAGGTGGTAATCTGGCTCTGATCTAGAGAGCTGGATTACTTCCCAACACCAGGCGTCCGGAGGCGAGCTGGGCGATGATGCTGCGGGCTTCGGGGCGGTCCACCCCGTGCAGCGAGATCACCGCACCCCCCGAGTCGCCGCCGGCCACCACGTCGAACGTGGCTTGGTTCAGGGCCGACGCGCCCGCGATGGTGTAGTGGAAGTACACCTGAAACGTACCGAGGTGATAGACGGTGGATACGAACAGCGGCAGGCCGAATTCGAGCTTGTCGCGGGTCGTGGACGCGACGGCGAAGCTGGCGATCTGGGCGTTGTTCGCGTCGGTGATCACGACCACCGGGGCGAAGTCGGGCGGGGAGGGCGTGTCGAACGATAGGCTCACGTAGTCGCCCACCCGGTATCTCCCCAGGTAGAGCGACACCGAGGCGAAGTCGCCGAACACGAAGCTGTCCGACGCCTGGGCCGAGTCCAGGCCGCTCGCCCTCTCGAAGAACGCGGCCGAGTCCGAGGCCGACACGATCAGGGAGCGGTTGCGATAGGCCAGGTCGGAGAACTTGAAGCCGTCGGACGCCTGCTTGGGGCGGGCGCGGGAGGAGTTGCCGCCCGACGCCGCGTCGGTGAAGGTGAAGGAATCGGCGGCCCCGAACAGCCGTAGGCTGGCACCGCCGACGGTCGAGCCGAAGGTGAGCAGGCCGGGGCTCGCCACGCCGCCGCCGGGCGAGCCGAAGAACGGCCGGACGATCCTCACGCCGGACGACCGGAGGTCGATGGCCGTGGCTGCACCGGTGAACGTGGCCGTGTCGGCGGAGTTGGCGAAGAACTGATGGGTGGGGGGAGGGGACTGGGGCGCGAGCTGCCAGACGTGGATCAGCGGGCCGTTGAAGAAGCCGTCGGCATTGTCCGCACCCAGCTCCGAGAAGTACAGCCGGCCCGCTGCGGGGTCGTAGGCGCAGCCGCCCATGTACTTGTCGCCGTTGTCGGGCGACAGCGTGAAGTTCCAGGTGGTATAGGGGACCGGCTGCCAGGGGTTCTTGGTGCCCTGCTTGGCCGCCAGGAAGTCGTTGGCGTCGTAGGCCCACACCTGCCAGATGTAGTTGCCGCCGACCGAGTGGACGCCCTTGTCGGTGCGGTTGGTGTCGCCGGCCCCCGACGCCTCGCCGTAGTAGAAATTCCCCGTGCCGATCGCGCCGAAGTACAACACCGATCGGGTGCCCGGCACGAACGCCACGCCGAAGCCCGTGTTGTTATCACCGCCGCAGGTGCCGTTGAACGTGGTGGGAGGGTTGCTGTCCCAGGCACCCAGGGTCGTGTGATGCTGATCGTAGTAGACGTAGGGGATGATCGGATTGACGCCGGCGCCCAGCGTGGCCGGGTTGAAGCCGAACGCGGCGGGGCCGTAGGAGGTCCGCGTGATGATGTTGATGGCTGCCTGGCCGGTGAGTGCAGGGGCACCCAGCAGCGTCTGCCACTCGGGCGGGATGGGCGTCATGTAGCCGCCCACGAAGCCGCCGCCCAGCGAGCCCAACTGGAACAGGCCCGTCACGCTCGCCGAGGACAGGGCCAACGAGCTGAGCTTGAAGTGCGACAGCGTGACGGCGTTGTCGGCGTCGTAGGTGTTGTACGCCGTGCAGATCAACTGGCCGTTGGAGACCAGCAGGCCGCCGATGAACTCATTGCCGCCCGAGGACATGTTCCCCGGATTGGTCGGAATCCTGTTCAGTACCTTGACGAACGGCTGGAGGACGGTGGCCGTGGTGAGGCTGCCCAGGCTGCCGCTGTGGATCGTGGCCGGGATCTTGATCTCGGCGATGGCCTGGTCGTAGGGGTGGCCCACCGCGAACAGGGAGTTGTTCGCCGGATTGTAGGTGAGCGCCGTGCCGCCGTAGCCGAACGTGGAGGCGCCGATGTTCCCGCCGGGCACGCGGAAGGCGCCCAGGTAGGTGAGGTCGGACTGGTGGAGCAGGCCAGCCTGGGTGGGATCGTGAGTGGCCGAGGCGACGGTGCTGAACGTGGCCGACGAGGACGCGGACTTGGGGAAGCTGGACATGCCGCCTCCGGCCGGTTCAGGGCTGCGTGATGATCGTGTACTGCGTGGTGTCGCAGCCCGTAGCCGAGGCCCTCAAGACGATCTCGTTGGCGTTCATGTCGGCGTTGGCCAGGTCGATCGAATACCAGCCGCCGCCCACTTCCGCGTTTCCGGACAGCGAGCCCGAGGCGAAGGCCCCGCCGTCCTGGCTGAGCTGCACGGTGGGCAATGGGGACAGGCCGGTGGCCGGGGACTTGCCGTCGATTGACAACGCCATGTAATACATGAAGTTGTTGACGCCCGTGCCCTTCTTGATGTTCGAGGGCATGGTCATCTGGAACACCGGATCGATCACGATGCCCGTGGTCGTGCTGGCCCAGTAGTAGGCGAGCTGCAAGCCGGCCGTCTCCGCAGCCGCCAAGGGCTGCCAGTAGACGCCGCCGCCGATCTCGGTGGGATGCGTTGTGGCGAACGAGGCGCCGGCCGCACCGTCCACCGAATAGTGGCCCGTGACGTTGGCCGAGTCGCCGGTCTTGCCGTTGGGGGGCGAGGCCGTGGTGTCTAGTGCGAACAGATAGATGCCGGCGCTCATTGCCTACGCCCCGAGTTGATCGTGTGGTAGATCAGCAGTGCGACCACCACGCCGGCCAGCAGGCTACCCACGCCGCCGAGGACGCTGGCGGGTCCGATCAGGCCGACGTTGAAGAGGGTCGCCGATCCTACTAGCAGCCTGAACGACCACTGGGCGATCATGCGGCCCCCTCTGGAAGTTACTACGTCGTGAACCTCACCAGCTTCACCCCGGAGCGGCAGCGCAGCTCGCCGGGGTTGGGCGAATAGGCGTTGACCTGGACCGCCGCGAGGTTTGGGTCCATCGCGTGGGGGTCTGGAGTGGGGGCCAGCCCACCCCACTGATCGATCACCACCTGGGCGTTGGCCTGCTTGGGATCGGCGTTGGTTTTGTAGGTATTGGCCGGCATTCAAGGGCCTCCGGGTATGTGGTGCCAAATTGGCACCACATCAAAAAGGGCGCTCGCTGGGGGCCGTCCAGGCGTAGCCGTTTCCCTCGGGGATGACCACGTCGTCTTCCTTCACCTGGATCAAGTAGCCGGCCGACGACTCCACGTAGGTCTTGCCGTCGTCGCCACGGATGTAGAACACATCCTTGGACACGTAGCACGGAGACCGCGTGTAGTCCACGGGCACATCGCCGAAGTCGATGGGCGACACCAGGAACGCGAAGAAGGTCTTGAGCCAGTTCATGATCTTGCTCCGAATAGAACGTATAAACTATTGCTCGCGCGAAAGATCGATGGGGTAATCTTTCAGTCGCCTTCGTACGCTTACGGGTGGTCCGGCCGTGCGGGGGAACATCGAAGGACTGTCCGCACACTTGGCGATCTCCAGGGCCTCCTTGTACTGGAGGTTGGCCGAGGGCTTGTCCTTCATGATCCGCTTGATGCTGACGTGCTTCTCCGTGCACCTGTGATACGCCTGCTCCATCGGTCCCACCTCGATGTCCACGTAGCTGGAGATCGTGTAGGGCATGTTGGTGTAGGCGGAGGGGATGGTGTCCCAGGTGAACAGGCTGGTGGGCGACAGCACCGTCGTGACCTTGCTCTCGAAGTCGGCCGGGTTGTCGCCGTTGGTCGAGGTGGGCAGCTTCTTGGGGTCGGCCGAGATCCGCAGGATCGTGTTGCCCGCCATGGCCTGGGTGAAGTTGGTGCCGTTGCCGACCACCTGATTGTTCGGTATGGGCGGACCCATGGTGGACACGGTTCCGGTCGCCACCTTGTAGATCGTGAGCGGGTTCGCGTGACGCTTGTAGATGTACTCGATCACGTCGGGATTGGTCGGGAACGGGGCCAGCTTGGCGCAGGTGCGGCCAGGACGGTCGTTCGACGCCATGACGGTGAACAGCACCGGGTCGCCCAGCACGCCACAGGAGGCGATGTTCATGAGCCATTCGCGGGGATGCGTATACTGGAGGCCGCCGAAGTTGTTGGGGATGAACGCCACGTCGATCGACAGGAAGTCCTCGGGGAAGTCGTAGGTGTCCTGGAACAGCCCGTAGACCTGCGGGTCGGTCCAATCCGACGGCGAAGCCTGGTCGGGACTGAGCTGGATGACCGTGTCGCTGATCCGGTAGAGCACGTCGTAGTTCAGGTCGTTCACCCTGAGGGTGCCCAGGGCCGCCCAGGCGGGCCACACGCCCCCGGTCAAGGTCACCTGGTTGGGGACCTGTACACCCTCCACGGCGTAGGTCACCTGGCCCTGGCTGTACGCCTGCACGATGTTGATCCGCCCGTGCTCGTAGAGATAGGTCCAGGGGTGGGCCTGAACCAGATCCCGAAGGGCGTCGATACACGCCTTCTTGGCGTCACGCAGGACCGAATCGCTGACCTGGGCACCCAGGTAGTCGATCAGGCTCTCCACCGCATCCTGGAACGTGAGGATCATTTCACCAGTCCCATGCCTCGTTGTGCTGGGGCTCGATGCCGGACAGCTCGTAGAACCGGGCGTAGAGGTCTTCCTTGAGGGTGGCAGGCCCCACCGGGAACCAGCCGGCCGGCTCCCGCAGGCCCTTCAGGCTGACCGCCATCCAGTGCTCGCGGGTGGCACAGTCCACCCCGCAGATGATCACCACCATGGGATGCCGGGCCGTGAACTCGGCCGCGATTCGCGAGAGCCGGTCGTGCTCGTCGTCATTAATCTGGCTGCATACCGGGCAGCGCCCACGGATCGTCATAGTCGGACACCCTGGGGTCGGGGGACAGGTCCACCTCTCCGGTCAACTCCTGGGTCACGGTCTCGCGGATGTCCTCGATGAGCTGGGGCGTACGCTCGCGCTCGTCGAAGGCTTCCAGGCAGGAGTTGACATGGAAGTCTACGATGTCCTCGCCGATCGGGATGTCGGGGGTGGCCTCTACCGGCGGAGCCTCGTAATCAACCATCCCATGGCAGTTCCAGCCGCGATCCCGGCATATCCGCAGAACATCAGACTGGCCGCTAATCCAGGCTTCGGGATCACCAGGAAAACGAGCCAGGCCAGCCAGATAACGCTTGCCGTTCGTGTCGATTCCATTGGCGGCGGCCTCGCCGTAACGGATGCGATCGAGCTGCGTGTCCTGATGGTGGGTTCCACGCATGAAAGACGAGTCGGTCCCCTTGATGCCGGGGAATGAGCGGGTGGCCAGCATCTCGGCCATGGCGTGAGACTCGCCGGCTATCCGCATCTTCCAGTAGCGGACCTGGGCACCGAAGTCGTCCGAAACCTTGCTACTGGGCTGCACCCGGAATGTCGAGAATGCGATCGTGTCGCCGTCCTCGAACGGCCGCATATTCTCGCACCTGGCCGTCCGGAGCGCCCGCAAGCAGAACTGTTCGTCTTCGCAGCTGAGCCGTTCGGTGGTCGTCATTGGGCCTGTGCGGGCTGGGAGTCACCCGGCTGGCCGGCGGTGGGCGGGTTCACGCCACCCGCCTCCGGCTCGTTGCTGGCGCCGGGTAGGGCCGGCTGGCCCGGTATGCCACGGAGCATGAAGCGATTGGGGTCGAGGCTGCGGCTCTTGGCCAGGTCGGCGATGAGGTTGTTGATCGGACCGAGATCGCCGGTGGCCCCGGCGTACTGCTCCAGGATCGGCATGAGGAGCTGGGCCAGCTCCGTCATGGTCGAGGACTCGAACTCCTTGTTGGGACGACGGGTCGATCCGGCCTCGATTCGATACTCAAGCTGCCGACATGCTTCAGCGAGGTCCAGGGTGGCCACATAAGCATTCCAGCAAAAAGCGCCAGGATCGCCGAGCAGAGGCTTAACGTCATCGCCACGCAAATGATAGCGGGCCGCCAGCGCCTCATTGGTGCTCGCCTCCGACATCCAGGCTTCCACCTGCTTGCTCATGTCCGCAGGCCGGATGTTCATGTTCTGGTTGCGGACGTTGACCTCGGCCGCACTGCGGATCTGGGTCGCCCCGGAATCGCCGTACATCAGCTCGGTCAGCCCCACCCGCTTGTCGAAGTTTTTCTCCACAGCATCGATCATAAGCCAGATGTCGCCATTCACCTGGGGATGTTGCAAGAACTGGACCAGCTCCTGCACCACGCCGGGGTGGGTGGCGTCGAGTTCCAGCAGGGTGAGATCCTTGCCCTCCAGGATCGTCGTCTTGATCTCCTCGCCGGCCGACTTCTTGATGGCGATGAAGTCGCGGCAGGAGGTGCGAATGTGGCCGATCAGGAACGACATCACCCAGTTCAGGAACTTGAGTTCCCCCATCGCCGCCTTGAGGTGGGGCATGGGCCAGGGGCAGTTGTGCTGCACGTGGAAGTCGAGCACGGCCACCGGCCACCTGTCGTCCACCCAGTAGGGGGTGGGCCACGCGAAGCGGGTGAACACGTCCTGGGGATTGTCGGTGAAGCCGGGGGCGTTATAGATGTCCGGCGGGCAGTTCAGCGGGAAGGGTATAGTCTCGGCCACGACAAGATACGAGTAGTCGCCAAAGGGCTCGGTCGCGGCGCGAATGGAGGGACTCTGATTCCAGAGCCGCCCCCCGAGTCCCATCTTCGACCAGATTTGATAGAAGATCAGGAGGTCGTTGGTGAGCCCACGCTTCCGATCGTATTGGATCTCTGTACTGTTTAAGGCAAACGACTGAGTAGCTTGACTCTCCAGGTTCCCGCGTATGGAACCACGTCTCAGACCATAGTCCCGCTCCACTTGCCACGATGGCAGACACCGCCTCCGGGCGATCCATGTAGCGTTCTCCAGCGAAGTCGCATCGGGATCGATGATCAGGTCGTCCACCGACTCCCACTTGGATCTCACCACCCTGAACGGCGAGCCCGGCGGCTGATAGAGTTCCGTCCACAGACAACCTCGCCCCTTGATCAGAGCCTCGTCGATGGCCTTGCGACTCTCGCGGTCGAGGCGGAACTCCAGCGGAGTCCAGTTGAGATAGGTCTCCAGCAGCACGGAGCGCAGCCCGTCGGTGCGGACCCTGAGCTGCTCCTGCTGCATCAATGCCTGCCAGATCATGGGATCTGGGAAGAAGTCCCAGGGGATCTGGACCGGCATGCGGGGCTTGACCGTGCGGACCGGGTTCTCGTAGTAGAGCGCCGGGCCGAAGATCGTTACAAACTCGAACGTCTTATTGACTGAGACTTTGAAGTCTGGTTCGGGGAACGAGCCGTCGATGCCCGTGCCGTCGATGCCGTAGTGCAGGCCGCCCATCATCAGCTCGTCCCACGAGCGGGGGCCGTTGTAGAAGTTGGCGCACTCCTCGGCGTAGTTGCCAAAGACCTCGCGCTTGTGGTTCACGGCGAGGCGGATCTTCTGCGTCCACTGGTAGCAGACGGACCGCAAGATGGGATCGACTTCGGACTCGGCGTATCTCTCGAAGCCGGCCATCTGTTCACCTCAGAGGAGCGTCCCTGCCGTGGGCGTAGCTGGCCATGTCACAGCTCTTTGGACTCACACCACGGCAGGGTCGCGCGGACCGGGTATCGCAAAGGCAAATGCCGGCCTCCCCGTCGCTCCGCCACGCGAATCAAGTGTTTACGTTGTCAGGCCGTGCGTATGCAGTACGGTCAGGATGTTGGCGATCACGCCCCGCAGGTCGCACACGAGGTCGAGGAGTTCGGCCACGGTGGGGGTGGAACCGTCAGCCACGGTCTTGGTCGTCGCCGGGCTGGCGTAGGTGGCCGGGGCGTTGGCCGTGAAGGTGATGGTCACGTTGGACGGGGCCGACTGCTGGGCACCCACCACCTGGATGTTGTTGACCTTGAGCACCTTGCCGGAGGCCAGCTTGACGTTGCCGCCGCTCGTGATGTCGCCGGTCGTCGTGAGCGTGGTCACGCTGGGGTCGGTCCCCACGCCGCCGGCTATCGCGGTGTCCATCGCCGACTTGAGGTCGGTTGCCGCCAGCTCGTCGCCGATGGCGTTCGCCAGGATGGCATGAGTGCGGAAGCTGTAACCCATAGCCGATCACCTCGCATATTTGATGTGGTGCCAATTTGGCACGACATCAACTCAGTTGGCCACGACCGCCTTGAGATCCTGGAGTTCTTTGTCCAGATCCCCGATCTGCTTCAGCGCGTCCTCCACGGCAACCACCAGGAACTGGAGCCGCTTCTGCTCGTCTGTGTAGTCCCAGCAGCCGCCCGTGTAGTCGGGATGATCGTTGATCTCGGGGTCCGTGATGTGCCGCACGCCGTCCATCGGGCACGTCCCACGGTTCTCGGGCACGAACACCGTCACCTGGCACGAGCGCGAGCCGATCGAGGTGATCACTCCGGGCACGGGATCGGAATGGGGGCTGTCTCGCCAGAGGCAGGGGCCGAGGACGGCCGGGGGCATCTGGTAGGCAGCCTTGGCGGCCAGACGTTCTGAAGGGGTCATGGTTTGGCTTATCCAATCCTCACGGCGGAGCCGTGGCCCGAACGCCCGGCCTTCCGCCGCTTCTTATCTTCAAGGTACTGGAACGCATAATTGCCGCGTCGCTTCTTGTTCTTGGGGCGGCGGTAGGGCAGGCCGTGGGAAGCGGCGTAGCGGAGCGTGTCGCAGAGGTGGTTGTTGATAGCCAGAGGCTTGTCGGTCACCGTCCCGCTGGCCACGTCCTTCTTGTAGGCATACTCCTCCATCTCCTTCACCAGATTCGGGCATCGCCCCCGGAAGACCTGGAGCCTGGCCCGGCCGTCGCGGATCGAGAGCAGGCTCCGCACCGCCTCGATGCCGGCCATGATGTCGTCGTCGCCCCAGGTGAACTGGACCGAGTTCGACTTCTCGAAGCGGATGTGCTTCTTCTCCATCGCCTCGCGATACTGCTGCTCCACCGTGCGGCCCGAACCCATCTCCGTGATCCGACCGGCATGGCCGTCTATCAGGGCCTCGTAGATCGGGATGCCGCTGATCTTGTGATAGAGCAGTTCCGCCAGCCGCTCGGCCGAGCAGCGCTTGATGTACAGCTCGTCATAGGCGAACACGTGGTGGGAATGGGTGGTGCCGGGCGGGGGGATGGCCATGAACAGCACCGCACACACCTGGCGGCCGGGATCGATCGAGATGTACCGGCACCAGTCGTGGGGGATCTCGAACGGGTCGCAGCCGTGGGCGCCCTTGGGGAAGAAGTCGGAATAGACCCGCATGCCCAGCAGGGCGAACTCGCCGTAGATCCGGACCCTGGCCTCGTCCTCGTTGTCGCCCAGCTTGTCCACGAACGCCTGCTTGGCCTTGTTCGACAGGTAGTCGTTGTCGAACAGCGTGGCCGTGTGCTCCGTCACCCTGGGCGTGGGCGAGCCGCGTTCGTCGTCGGCTCGCTGGTGGATCTTGAATAGCTGGATCGTGCCGGCCTGGGGCGTGGCCGACCAGAAGAACTTGCCGCCGATCCAGCGGCCCTGGTCCTCGTGGTACTCCGAGCGGTCCACCAGCCTGGCCGCCATCTCGGGGTACCAGGATGGGTGCTCGATTTCCTCGTCGAACCAAACCACGTCCACATCCCATCCCTGCGGAGCCTCACCTAAGCTGGAGAAGAAGTAGATCTCCCACTCCGTGTCCTTGCCGGCGTTGACTACGATCTTCTTGGGGATCTCTTCCCGCTTCTTCGACCACGAGATGTCCTTGTCCGAGTAGAAACGATTTGGAATCAGGGGAGGGGCGTTCCTGCGCTCTTTACGCCGATGATCATCGAGTGTCGGATTGAATGGACGCCATTGCCTGCTGGCGGCATCCCGGATGACGCGAAAAGCGCCTGGCTTGAAAAGCTTGCGGAAGAGTACCTCTCCGCAGTGCTTTTCGTCCTTGCCGACTATGATCGCTCGCCCAGTACGGGGGTATTTGCCATACGGATCTTGTCCGGTGACGGCGCGAGCGAACTCTACAGCCGCACTAAGAGTTTTGCCACTTCGATTGGACCCCCGGATTGAACGCTCTGGGGCGTCGGAAGTATGGAAGCCTTCCTGGAAAGGCAGGGGCTCGTAGAGCCGCAGGGACTCCTTGGACCGTCTGGCCTGCTCGTGAAGGAGGAGGTGGAACTGGGCGATCTCGGCTTCGGTGTAGGGCGTGTCCTGCTTGGGACGGTGGCCCATGGGGTGGAGGGGCTGATCGAAGCCCTGGGAGTAGTGGGCCTCGGCCCGCTCGTGCACCTCGGCCAGCACCTTCTCCACCTGCTCAGGTGTCAGGCCAGTCCCAGGAGCTGTCCGGCGCCTCTTCGGTGGACGGATTGACGAGTAGGGGATTTTCTCGGGATCGATCATCGAGGAATTCCGCCCCACGCTTCAGCATGGCATCGAGGGCACCCTGCAAGTCCTCGTCGTCGAGGCCGGCAGGATCTGCAACCTTGGTGATATTATGATTCGTGTTGTTGACCACTAACTTCTGGATCATTTCCAGTATGTTCTGCCGGCCGTACGGCGAGGTGTCGGGGTCCTTGTACACGTTGTACAAATCGTCGGCGAACTGCTTCGTCCCGCCCCAGCGCTCCATGATGTCCACGAGGAGCTGGTTCGCGTCATGTCCCAGCCTCCGGTGGGTGAGGAGCTTCTCCAAGTCCCCCGCAGGTCCCTTCTTCGACACGTCTGCGCACCCCCGAATCGGCCCCGAAAGGTACTCGGCGTCCTAGCGGAAAGCTACCGAGACTGTCCCGTTTTTGATGTGGTGCCAAATTGGCACGACATACCTTTTGTCGGAGTTTGTTCATGCCCATGACGGACGAACAGCATGCGTTCTGGCGGGCTCTCACGGCCCCGTTTCCCCGCGAAGCCTACCTCACGAGGCCGGGCCAGGGCGGCAAGGAGTTCACCTACATCAAGACCCAGGTGATCGAGAATCGCCTGGACGACGTGTGCGGGCCGGGCAAGTGGTCCACCGATTTCCAGGAGACCACCCGAGGGGTGATCTGCAAGCTCACCATCTTCCCGCCCGACGGCGGGGTGGTGACGAAGTCTTGGGGCGGCGGCTTCAAGAACGACATGCAGACCGAGGACTCGTCGTACAAGACGGGCTTCTCCAATGCGTTCAAGGCGACCGCCAGCAAGTTCGGCATCGGCCGCGATCTCTATCAGGTGGGCATGCCGAGCTACTGCGCCGACCTGCACAACGCCAGGGCCTCTGGGATGCCCCAGGACGGGCCTTCGGCGGGGCCGGGGCCTCAGACGCAGGCGCCGCCCCAACGCCAGTCCTACGGCAACGGGGACGGCCACGTGGACCCGCCCCGCCCGCAGTACGACAACTTCAAGCCGCCCTACGGCCGGGCCGGCACCAAGGCCCCGTTCGCCTGGGGCAAGAACATGGGCACGCACTTCAAGATCGACGTGCTCGGCAAGATGATCGACTACGCCAGGAAGCGCAAGAAGCCCGAGCGCACCGACCAGTGGGACGAGGGCTTCCTGGACGAGTGCCTGGCCAAGACCGTGGAGTGGATCAAGGGCCTGGACAACTACGACGGCGAGTTCGGCGGCAATGGGGCTCCGGTTGCGGAGGCCGCACCATCGGGCAAGCCGGCCGACTTCCGGGGCGTCATCTCGTCGATCGTGGCGGCCACCGTCGCCCTGTCGAACAAGATGCACGGCCGACCGCCCACCGAGAGCGAGATCGTGGCGATGATCGGCGAGGTGGCCAGCTCGGTCGTCAACGGCTCCGGCCATCGTGGCGAGGTGCTCCAGAGCCTGAAGGGCTGCACCGACGGCGTGTGGCTCAAGAACATCCTGGCCGACCTCAACAAGCGCATCAGCGAGGCCGCCCAGTACGACGCGGGCGATGTGGCCGAAGAGGACAGTGATTGCCCTTTCTGAGCTTCCGGCCCCCGGACATATCGCCCGACCTCCGGCTAGCTCTCGAAAACGACGGGTTCATCGCATCCATCAGGAGGCATGAATCCGTCGTGCCGTTTCCAGGGGGAACAAGGTCGCAGCCGTTCGCAGATATGGAACTGGTCCAGGTGGACATCGACATCGACACGGACAAGTGGACCGACAAGTAAATAGGAGACATGAACATGCAGCACGAATTCGCCCACGCCCTGAGCGCCGCCCAGTTCTTCCGAAGCATCGGCCTGGTGCCACTGCCCAGCCGGATGGACAGGAAGCAGCCCACGCTGCTGGACTACAAGCAATATCGGGATATCCGTGTCCCGAAGGTGGTCTATTCGCCGGACCAGTGGCGGACGACGAACTTGCAGTTGATCACCGGGACGAAATCCTCGGGGGCCACCAAGATCGTAGTCGTGGACCTGGACGGGGATAAGGCGATGGATGCATGGAAGAAATTGTGTCAACGTCACGATTACCGGGTGCAGTCCGTATGGGTGGCGGCTAGCGGATCTGGAGGTCGGCATGTATACTATCGCCTTCCCCTGGATGTGAAGGAATGCCGGACCCGCCTCATGTGGGGTCTCTACGACCCGTTCGGCGGCCAAGATGGTCGCGGAGGTTGGACCAACCACACCGAAGTCAAGCTGCTCGGCGACAACGCCCTGGTCGTTGCCCCGCCGAGCAGGCACGTGAAGACCGGGATTCAGTACCACTGGGTGGGGCGTTTCACCCCGGCACGGATACCGCTGCCGGAGTTCGCCCCCACATGGCTGCTCGAAATGGAGGGCCTCCAACTGCCCGTCCAGCCGGTCCCCGCTGCGCCGGCAACCAGGAGGGTAATGGGGTTCAAACTGTCTGGCAGGGACGACGGCTGTGACGAGGTGATCACGGCCATCTCTCCCGAGGAGAAGCTCAGGCTGGTCACGCTCTGGGGCCTCAAATTGGCGAGCCGACATACGGCAGCCAGGGGGTGGGTGGAGTGCCACGCCATCGACAGGGAGGACACCATCCCGAGTGCGGGGTTCGACCCGCGTACGGGAGTGTATCACGACTTCGGCTCGGCGAGGAGCCTGAGTCTTTTCGGCTTGGCGGTAGCGATCGGTGCTTATCCGAGCAAGTCCGAAGCCCTTCGGGTGCTTCGCAATTATGCGAAGGTCACTTGATAAGGTGTGTGCGCACCGGTGCCACTTCCATCACCATCACCCTCTGGTGGTGCATCGTGCACCGTGGGAGGTCTTGCTGACCTCCGAATAGCTGGGTGGCCCGAGTACAGGCCACCGGAGTCGTGCTCCTCACGACCGTGTAAGCATCGTGCTTACCGATAAGAGCAGTTGAGTGGTGGGTATCGTACCCACCTTTTCATCGCCCTTAGTTGTAATTGATTATACAATTTGAACCGGCGAGATGTTAGACAAAAAAGTTAATTTTTATGCGTAGCATAAACGCACGCATGCATAGCAACCACTCAGGGGAGGGCCTGGGGTATGTCGTGCCAATTTGGCACCACATACAAAACCGGGTCTACGGTTGGGAAGTCCAGCAGGTACAAAAACACACCGGAGACACAGATGAAGGTCCAAAGCCTCAGGCGCGAACAGATCGTCATGGATCAGCCGAATCCGGATCATCGCACCTTCTCGCGAGCATTCTGCGAGTCGCTGGCCGAGAACATGGAACAGGTGGGCGTGCTCCAGGACCCGATCGTGCGGCCCATCCCGGGCCAGCCTGACAGGTTTAGGTTGATCGCCGGCATGCACAGGGTTTATTCGTGGTTCCAGATCCTGAAGCGTCCCGAGATGAACTGCAAGATCGCCCCCGATAGCATGACCGACGACGAGGCCAGGGCGGTCGAGATCAGCGAAAACCTGATGCGAAACCCGCTGACCGACGTGCAGTCCCAGAAGGCCCTCGTGGACCTGAAGCGGATCTACGACTCCAAGAACCCCGACGGCACGCGGGCCACGAACGTGGCGATCGAGTACGACGTACGCAGGAAGGTGGAGGAGGCCGAGGCGGAGTCGGGCAAGGAATTGTCCGAGCAGGAAAAGGAGCAGATCCGGGAAGAAGTGATCGAGGCCAACCCCAAGCCGAAGTCATTCCCGAAGCTGATCCAGGACATGAGCAACGGCGAGATCAGCCTGCGTACCGCCCAGAGGCTGACGAAGCGGGCCAGCCACCTGGACCACGACCACTTCAACCTCCTGGCCAAGCACGACGTGAAGGAGGCCACCTATGACAAGCTGGCCGACCTGGAGGACAAGGCCGCGATCGACACGGCGGTCAAGCTGATCGTCAGCGGCACGGATCACGAAGAGGCGCTGCGGGTGGCGAACAAGGTCAAGGAGAAGGCCGCCAAGAAGCCGGGCTCCACGGTCAAGCCGCCCAGGAAGAAGTTGGCCACCGAAGTGGATATGACCGACGAGGAGTGGCTCGGCCAGTTCTGCGGCGGCATCCTCAAGCTCCTGAGCGGGCCTGGGCGCAAGCGTAGCGCGTTCTCGAAGGACGCCATCCTCTACCGCAGGACGGCCGATGCAATCGTCCGGCTGAGGGTGTCGGTGAAGAAGGCGCTGGCCGAGGCCAAGGACACTAACGGCGGCAACGGCCACTTCTTCAACCGGCTCAACGGCCTGGTCAACGCCAAGCATCCCAGCGACTGGGAGGTGTGCTTCAAGTGCAAGGGCGCCGGCCAGGTGCCGGGCCAGGATACCAACGGGAAAGACATCATGGTGGCCTGCACCGCCTGCGTCGGCGGCGGCTACCGCCTGAAGGTGGATAGCAAGTAACAGGATATTGATCGGACTCATACGAAGCCATGTGGTGCCAATTTGGCACCACATGGCTTTTCCCACCTATGGAGCCGGGATGTGAAGGACCCAAGGGAGATCGAGCTACCGCCCAGCATCGAGCGAAAGGACTATCAGATCGACGCCCTGTGCGGCGTGGCCAAGAAGTGGGAGGCGGGCTGCCAGGGCGTGATGCTGTGCCTGCCCACCGGCACGGGCAAGACCATCACCTCCGGGCTGATCAGCAAGTACATGATCGAGGAGTTCGGCCGTGGCGTGCTGTTCATCGCCCACCGTACCGAGCTGATCGAGCAGGCCACCAACACCTACGTCAACGCCTTCGGCTTCTCCACCGCCATCGAGATGGGCGGGCAATCCGAGCGCGAGTTCGTGAGGTCCCACGGCAAGGAGCCTGAGGTGGTGGTGGCCTCCGTGCAGTCGCTCTACGACGAAAGGCTGGCCGGGAGTTTCCGGCCGGACAGGTTCGGTCTCATCATCATCGACGAGGCGCATCATGCCGCAGCAGCCAGCTACAAATCCGTCCTCGGCCACTTCCAGGATTACTACCTTCTTGGTCTCACTGCCACCCCCGACGGAGCCACAGGCAGTCTATCTCAGGTTTTTGGATCTGTCGGTTATCAGATGCGACTGCGAAGCGCCATCGAAGATGGACATCTTGTTCCTGTCAAGATCCGGCGAATCGAGGTTCCAGTTGATCTGCGACACATCCGGACCACTGGCGGAGATTACAATCTGGGAGATCTCGCCGAGCGACTGAGCCCCGCCATAGAGAAGCTGGCCTACCAGATCCACGCCAACGTGGGCGACCGCCAGACGGTGGTGTTCACGCCCGACGTCGGCTCCGCCCACATGGTGGCCGACATGCTGGTGGCGATGGGCAGGAAGGCCGAGTACGTTGCTGGCGCCGCCGGCAAGTTCGGCATCACCAAGGATGTCCGCAAGCAGAGGCTCGCACGCTACAAGGCGATGGAGACGCAGGTCATCGTGAGCTGCGACCTCCTCGTGGAAGGCTGGGACAACCCCGCCACGAGCTGCGTGGTGATCGCCCGGCCCACCAAGAAGCGCTACAAAGCCTGCCAGATGGTGGGGCGCGGCACCCGATTGTGCACTTCGGCCGGAAAAACCGATTGCATTGCAGAAGGCCAGAGGGTCCTCACGGATCGTGGTCTCGTTCCGATCGAGAACGTGACAACGGCGATGAGGGTCTGGGATGGCTGCGAATTCGTCAGCCATTCCGGCGCAATCTGCAAAGGCAAACAGGAAGTAATATCCTATGCTAGATTGACAGCCACACCTGACCACAAAGTCTGGACAAGACACGGCTGGAGGACATTTCGTGAGTGCCAAGAGAAGGAACTTGGAATTGCTGTTGCCGGGATTGGTGGGACGCCAATTCGGGAATCTGAGAATCGCTTCTACGGAGATCGTCAGGAATCCGAAGCCGATGATCTGGACGGAATGCATCCACTGCAAGGAGGTGAAACTGAGGCAACTCCACTCGATCGAGCACGGGCAGGCAGGATGCACCAAATGCTCCCACCCGACACGGTTTCCGAAATGGCTTTACAGGAGGGCCATGTCCGCCCAGCAGAGGTGCTGCAATCCGAACGCATCGTCGTACCAGCAGTACGGCGGCAGAGGGATAGAATTCCGGTTTTCTTCGGTCTCGGAGATGTGCCTATGGGTTCAATCGACCCTTGGTTTGCACAAGAGCATGGAGATAGACCGGATCGACAACAACGGCCACTACGAGCCGGGCAACCTGAGATACGCGACCAGATCGCAAAACACTTCAAACACGAGGAAAAGGAGGGTGAACTCGAAGATACACGAGTTCAGGGTCCGTCATCCGGAAGTTCGGTACTCGGACTCCACGCTGAGGCGACTGGTGGGACGCGGCCTAACGGACGAGGAGATCGTGGAGAGATTCAACAGCCCTTCGTTCAAGCCGAAAGGCGTGTATGGGACATTCTCAACGCCGGACCCCGTCATCGCTTCACTGTCGAAGGACTTCTAGTCTCTAACTGCCTCGTCTTGGATCTAGACTGGCAGCAGGACGATTCGTCGAGGGAACTCGACATCCCGGCCATGCTGTTCTCGGAGGGCTTCTCGAAGGACGCCCTGGACATCCTCAACGACCGGACCAGGGTCCACCGCGAACGGAAGGCCGACGAGCGCAATCAGGACATCGACATCCTCCGGGAGCTGAGGGAGATCGAGTGGGATCTCCACCAGGCCCGAGTGATCTCGGTCAACTACACGGGCAAGCACACGGAGATCTACGCCCACACCGACAACAGCCCGTTCGGGGTGGGGAAGGTGCTCGACATCGGGGTGAGGAAGGGCAAGGACTTCGACCCCTATCGCTGCGGCCCGGCCACGCCATTCCAGGTGGCCAGGCTCAAGAAGCTGGGCGTGGATGGGGCCGAGAAGATGAACCTCTACGGTGCCAGCCGGCTGCTCGGCAAGCTGGAGTCGCGGGAGAAGAAGGGGCTTGCCTCGCACCAGCAGGTGAAGGAGCTGCTGGCCAAGGGCGTGAACGAGGAGCAGGCCAGGACGGTATCGAGGAAGGACGCGGCGTCAATCATCGCGCAGAACGTCTTGAAGCAAGGAGAGTTTTTCTGATGAGGATTCTGGTGAAGGCACAGATAGGAGAATCCAAGGACTCGATGGTGGTCGTGATAACGAATTCATTCGGGAAATGCGTGGATGACGAATACGTTCTGAGACAGGCGAAGGAGGCCGTCCTGGCCATGGTCGATTGGGACTATCACGTCCTGGAGGACAAGAATGTTGATAAGTAAACCATTCCTGACGACAAAGGATGTGGCCGACCTGTTCGGCGTGCAGCAGAGGGCTGTGTGCCACTGGATAGACTCTGGCCATCTGCCCGGCCATCGCAACCCCGGCAACACCGGCCACCGCAGGGTGGACCGGCAATCGTTGATCAACTGGCTGTCCGCCAAGCCCGAATACAAGACCATCCTGGAGAAGCTCGATGCCGGAAAACCTGAAGGATGCGCGGCCGATCCGATTGCGCCGTGCGGTGAGCGTGGGGCCGGGGAGTCCGATTCAGGTGGTTCCTGCGAGACAGGAGCCGCCGCCTACCGAAGAGGTTTCGACGAGTTCTATGTCTATACTCCCGGCGAACCCCCAGCCCTCCTCCGGGCCGGCATCGGCGGAACCTGCGAAGACGCCGGAACCGCCTGCATCTCCGGAGCCGGCTACCATCCCGATCCGGCCGCCTGCGACTTCCTTGAGCCCTGACGACGTGTACCCCGAGCCCCTGCTGTGGCCGGCGTACTGCGAGTGGAGGGTGGCCAAGTGCCCGCCTGAGGAGGTGCACAAGGCCATCCTGTTCGACGAGCTGGACCAGGCCATCCACGAGTTCGTCGGCGAGGTGGCGGAGCTGGCCCAGCTCTACGAGGAAGAGGGACCGACGATCCTGGTCCCGCGTTCGGCCAACCGCGACCACGCCGAGAGCGAGCTGGGCGACGTGATCTTCACCGCCTCGTGGGTGATGGACCTGCTGGACAAGGCCGCGCTGGGCCAGAGGGGGGCCGTAAGCGAGGGCTTCATCCCCCGCAACCACATCGCCATCCTGGCCGACATCGGCGCCAAGGCCATCGACGCCGTGAGGCTGACCAAGCTCCAGATGGTCGGGATGGCGCCGCAGGAACTCCAGTCCGCCATCATGGACTGGGTGACCGAAACCGGCGAGATCCTCCGTTCCGCCATGATCAAGGCCGGTCTGCTCTGCAACCACTTCAAGAAGATCCGCTGGCACGGCAAGACCGCCTCCGGCCAGGACATGGCCGACCTCGTGGCCGTCGCCATGGAGGCGACCCAGGCCCTCTGCCTGCTCAGCGGCTTCACCCTGGAAGGGGTGATGCGCAAGAATATGCAGAAGATCAACAAAAAGTTCCCGAATAGGTGGCATCCGGCGACGGCGTCACGCTGACCGGGGGCGTGTGTTTTGTATGTGGTGCCAAATTGGCACCACATACCTTTCGGATCAGTGGGAGGATTCCTTGCCGATCGATATCAACGTGACCAAGAGCTACGAATTCTTCGTGCCCGGCAGGCCGGTGCCCTGGTCGGCGCCGGATGTCGGCCTGGCCAAGAACGGCCGCCGCTTCGCCCGCAAGAACCCCAAGCTGACCGCCTGGCAGGCGGAGTTGAAGGCCGTGGCCAGGGCCGCATACGGCCCCCTGGAGCCCCACAGGGGGCCGATCTACCTGGAACTGTGTTTCGGGCTGCCCACCAAGGACGAATCGCTCCACGGCAAGCTGGTGATCCCCAGATTCGAGGATGTCGAGTCCCAGGATCGGGTGAAGAAGATGGGCAGGCAGTTGGCGGATCGCACAAACCTGATAAAAGCGGTGGAAGACGGCATCCAGGGTGTACTATTCTTGGATGACACTCAGGTCCGGGCCGGTCAAGATGTCTGCCTGTGGTCCCATGTGGACCTCGCAGGAGTGAATATCTTCGTAGGATTGATAGACGAGGAGAATCCGTTCGCCGAGGCGTAATTGCCCACAGACCACCGCCACGGGTGGAGCCCCGTAAAAGACTTCAGGCTCGCCGACTACCCGCTGTTGGTCCACTACGGCAAGCTCTGCGAGCGCCTGGACCGCCAGGAGGCCGCCGCCGCCGACTGCGAGCGCCGCATCAACTCCATAGGACAGCTCCTCGTCAAGGAGGTGGTGGCCTTCTATCGCTCCCTCTCCCCGGAGGGGCGCAGCAGCTACGACCCCGAGGATCTCCTCCTCGAATGCTGGGCCGAGCTGAAGAAGCGCAACGACAAGTACGATCCGGATCGCGGCAACTACCGCACGTTCGCCGCCCGGATCATCCGAAACACCTTCCTGGGCGTCCTGGAGCGCACGCGGTGCGTCCGGCTTCCTGCCAACTCGGCCGGCCTGTTCCGGGACATCGACCAGGCCAGCCGGATGGACGCCGAGCGCCTCGTCAACACCGCCAAGGACCACGCCGACCTGGGCAGCCTGCTCGTCCAGGACTTGCAGCCGTCGCCGATCGACGCCCTGATCGAGATGGAAGAGAGGGATGAGCTGCTCGGCGAGGTGGCCGAGGCGATGGAGGAGATGACGGTCCTGGAATGCCTGGTGTTGCGCGTTTCGTCGGAGAAACGCACGATCGCCGATGCGGCCGAAGAGTACGGCTATGCGCCCAGGACGCTGAGGATCGCCCTTAATTCGGCCAAGGTGAAGCTCAAGCTGAGGCGCGAACGCGAGCCGGATTGAGTGGCGACCGGAGTATCTTTGGATGTTCATCCTTACTCTACCGGGAGCCATTCCATGTCCACTGGACCCTCAAACCCGACGCCACCGGTCACGCCCGTGGCGCCCGTCGTGACGATCCCCGTCACCCCGGTGCCGGCGCCGGCGCCCGTGGCCAAGCAGCCCAACGTCATCGTTGCGGTGGTCGTGGCCGTGGCCCTCACCATCGCCCTGGTGCTCGGCTACATCTTCGTCTCGGACCACCTGCGATGGGTGGACACACCCAAGCCCACCCCAACTCCGACTCCGACCCCGGTGCCGCCCAAGCCGACGCCCAAGCCGTTCCCTTCGACGAAGGAAGCCAAGAAGCCGTTTCCGTCGGTCTACACGAAGCCGTCCTGGGTAGGTGGGAGCGAGTTCGATTATGCCTGATTTCGACCCGACTCCGTTGTGCGGCTGGACCCCGAATGCGCCGTCCCGGCCGCTGGTGCAGTCGTCCATCCCCACGCTCTACCAGGCGGCCCCCGGCCTGACGGCGGATCGGACGAAGTCGGTCCTGCTGTACAAGTGCTGGAAGGAAGTCTTCAGCGGCGCCCCCGACTATCCGGCCCAGCAGATCGGGGACTGCGAGAGTTTCGGCCACGGCCACGCCCACGACCTGCTCCAGACGGTACAGGCATTCTCGGGCGAGCTGGATGTCTCGGACATCCACCGCACCTGCACCGAGGCTTTCTACGCCTGCGGGCGCGAGGCCGGCAACATGCTGGGCTTCGGCGACGGCTGCTACGGCAGCGCGATGCTCAAGGCCGCCATGACCATGGGCGTGCTGTGCTACGGCGACATGCAGCCCGACCAGCAGACCTACAGCGGACGGCGGGCCAAGCAGTGGGGTAGGACGGGGCTGCCGGACACGTTCAAGGCCATCGCCAAGAACCGGCTGCTCCAGGGCGCCATGATCACGTCAGTAGACGACATGATCGCCGCGCTCCAGGCCGGCCATCCTTGTACGATTTCGACCGCCCGTGGCTTCACCATGGAGCGGGACAAGCAGGGCTTCTGCCGCCTCCAGGGGCGATGGGGCCACTGCATGGGGATCGCCGGATATCGATCGGATAGGCCCGGCGGCCTGGTGCTCCAGTCCTGGGGGCCGAATCAGCCCACCGGCCCGACCGATCTCGATCAGCCGAGCTGGTCGTTCTGGGCCGATCTTGACGCACTCGCCGAGATTATCGCCGAGGGTGATTCGACCACCCTGGCTTTCACACCCGGCTTCGCCCCCAAGAAGGCGATGTCATCCAAGTTGCTAACAAGGCTAATCTGACATGGTGCAGTTAATGGCTGTGCTCGCCATCATCAAGGCGTTCCTCGGGCCGGTGTTGTCCGCTGCGGCCAACTACGCAACGGAACTCCTGTTCGCAGCCGTGCTCCTCGTGTTCGCCCTGGTGGTCGTGGCTTCTCCGAAGTGGGAGCGGCCGGTCATCTTAGTGGGCATGCCGGCCGCCTTCGTGGCCGGGGCGTTTGCCTACCGGCGATTCTTCCCGAGCAAGCCGTGAACACCACAATAATGGAAGATCTCGTCGCCAAAGTGGCCAGTGCGGGGTTCGTCGTCGTCGCCGCATGGAAGGCAGGAATTGCGTCCATACCATGGAGGCACCAGGCTTTGTTCGCCGCCGGCCCGCCGCCCGCCGAATGGCTCCCCGATCCCAACGTAATCCAGACGTGGGGCGCGCTGCTCATCGGCGGCACGATCTACGCTTGGAACGAATGGCGCAAGAGCCAGCGTGCGGCCGAGGAAGACAAGCTGCTTGCCGAGCAGCGCAACCTCGCCCATCGCACTCTCAAGAAAATCCACAAGGCCAACGACCTGGCGATCGACGAGGGCAGGCCGGTGCCGTTCCCGGACTTCCTGCCCGACGCCGACGACGACAAGGACGACGGGAAATGAAGGTTGAAGTCGTGACCGTCTGCGTGGGCTACGCCGACTTCCTGGCTGCCACGCTCCCGGAAAACCTCCCGGTGATCGACGACATGATCGTCGTGACCGACCCTTCGGACGAGGAGACGCGGGCCGTGTGCCGCAAGCACAACGTCCGGCACGTCCTCTCCGAAGACCACAAGCGGGGCGGCCCCTTCAACAAGGCCCGGCTGATCAATCGGGGCTTCGACCAGTTGAGCGCCAACGAGTGGATTCTCCACCTGGACGCCGACGTCGTGCTGCCCCGCCAGTTCAAGCAGATGCTCGGCTGGGCCGACCTGGACGAGCGCTGCATCTACGGCTGCGATCGCCAGTCCATCGTGGGTTGGGACGAATGGAAGGCGTTCAAGCAGTACGTGGACCGCTGGGACAACCACACCCATGAGCTGGGCTACTGGTGGCACCCCAACTACAAGCCCATGTCCAGGCTGGTCAGCTCGCTCCACGGCTACACCCCGATCGGCTTCTTCCAGTTGTTCCACGGCTCGGAGCTGATCCAGCACAACATGCACGTGCGGCAGTATCCCACGAGCCACCAGGACGCCGCCAGAACCGACCATCAGTTCTCGCTCCAGTGGGACCGCCGCTACCGCCAGCTCCTGCCCGAAGTCATCGTGCTCCACCTGGAGTCGGAGAAGGGCACGCACGGGGCCAACTGGTGCGGACGGACCACCAAGCGGTTCGGCCCCGAACCGAAGGCCCAGGACAACGCCAGGTGGCTAGGGGCGAAGTCGCCAGCCGATAGTCGGGGTCCGCATCATGGCCCCCGGCACCACCATGATCACCATCACCACCACGACCGACACCACCACCATCATCACGACCACGACCACCCGTCTTGCTAGGAGAGGCAATGAAGCTGATCGTCGCCGGAGGAAGGGACTACAGCCTCACCGAAGACGACTTCGGGAGGCTGTCTTCGATTGAAGGCGTGACCGAGGTTGTCTCGGGCGGAGCCATGGGTGCCGACGCAGGCGGCGAGCGTTGGGCCAAAAAGCATGGCATTCCGATCAAGCTGTTTCACGCCGATTGGACGGCTTACGGGCGCTCGGCAGGCCCGATCCGCAACCGACAGATGGCGTCCTATGCCGACGCCGTGGCCCTGTTCCCCGGCGGCCGAGGCACGAACGACATGGCTATGGCGGCCGTTGCCAGGGGCCTGAAGATCTTCGACTGGAGGGATGCTTGAGCAAGCCGGAGAAGAAGCCAGCGAAGCCCGTCAAGAAGATCCCGCTCTACGGCACACAGAGACGACTTACCCAGTACGAGCCGAGCGGGTTTCAGGAGTGGGAGCCCAAGGTCCGGATTTGCGTGGAATGCCGCAAGAACCGCCCCGATGATTGGTACGAGTACACCCACGAGGGCTGGGTGTGCCAGCACTGCATGGCGGAGCGGCCACGTCCAGGCGTAGGCTTTGATGCTGATGCGACGCAACCTGGATCCGGGCCTAGTCTTACCGAGAAGGACTGACGCTTAAAAGGTATGTGGTGCCAATTTGGCACCACATACCTTTTGCTGCTTCGGGATTAATCGTAGGGACGGGTTCAGGCGCCGGCCAGGCCGGTCGGCAGGTCGAACCAACTGCTGGGGATCTCGCCGTAGAGGTCCACCAGTTCGTCTTCGTGGAAGGGCTCGGGCACGTCGCTGTGCGCCGGGGTGGCACGATCCATCTTGAGGTAGCCGAGGGACAGGATGACCTTCAGCGTATCGGTCCAGGTGGGGAACTTCTTGCCCGAAGTCTTTTTGAACTCCTCGATTGCGGCCAGGAACTCCACTTCGTCGCTGGAGAACTGGTGTTCAGAGGTGCAGTGATGGCGACAGACAGCAACGCCCGGCGCCGTGACCGGCTTGATGCGCTCCATTGCGGGGAAATCTCCGTGTCATGAGACTAGAAAGACTCTTCTCGGCGTTGTGTGGACGGCGAGACTAGCAGGACTCTTCTCGGAGCTGCTGGCGGGAGTCCACTCCGGGGACTCGGGCATGCTGAACTGATTGCGTCCAATTCAATGTGCCTGTTAATACCTATAAACGCCGTATTTTCCATTGTCAAGATTAACGACGAAAAAAAAGAAAGCGGGGCCAAAAACCCCGCTTTTGTCGCATCGTATTTCGATAATCTCGGAAAACGATTAGTCAATGTCCAGCCTGTGACGGCCTGCCCGGCACGTCCTCGGGCGAGCCCATGATCGTGAACTTGTAGCCGCCCCGTCCTCCCTTCCGGATGGCATCGGCCAGGACGTTGGGAACGTCCACGGCATTGAGCGACCTGGGCTTGCGGACCACCTTGGTCTTGATGTGGCCCGCCCAGCAGTCCCAGGCGCAGAACTGGGGCATGCCCAGGAGCGAGGCGTTGCGGGTCTGGAAGATGTCCTCGGTCGAGCCCTTCTGCGACCGCGATTCGTCGGTCCATTCGTACTCGAACCACGGCCTGGGCAGGCGCTTGAAGACCCTGGCGTCGTAGAGGATCAGGCCCGTGGGCAGCGCCGCCACCTCGAAGATGCCGGAAAATTCCGAGGCGTGGTCACGATCGTAGAGCTGCAACGTATAGGGCCTGGGGTGCTGGGCGGCATTGCCCTCCTTCTGGAGCCAGCGGGCCACGTAGGGCAATTCGTCGGCCGGAGGCCCGCAGTAGGGGGCGGCAATGGTGGCGGGGGGGTTGAGCCGGAAGAAGTCCTCCTCGGAGATAGGCATCATCCCCCTGGCCATCTCCTCGCGCTCCCGCCGCTCCATCATGAACTCCCAGGCCGTATCCCAGAAGGGCTTGCCGTCGGGCTCCACGTCGGGCTGCATGTCGGCGTCGATCATGAGGATGTAGTCGGCATTCTCCTCCAGCGCCTTCTGCACCAGGAGGTTCCTCACCATGGTGATCGGGGTGTCCGACTTGCGGAGGTGGAACACCCGCGAGATGCGGGGGTCGGTCAGCCACTTCCGCATGTGCTCGATCACCCAGCCGGAGGACGCGGGATGCTCCTGGTTCATGCCGGGGAACCGGAGCACGGCCAGCGAATATGAACGTTCGGCCATTGTCGAGATGTCCTCAGTCGTCGATCCAGAAGTGCCACATTGTGCCGTGGCCCTTGCACGCCCAACACACTTGATCGTAGTACTTGCTGAGCACGCCCGTACCCTTGCACAAGGTGCACGTGTTCAGATTTCGCAGGATCGTGTTGCACCGCACCGCAATCTCCAGGTCCCCATCCCATCGCCCCCGCATGAGCCACCTGGAAGCCCCAGGATCGTCCCTGACGAGCCGCTCCAGCTTCCCGGTGAAAACCTGCCGGCAGCGCCAGCAGCGGCCTCCCTGGAGCTTTATGAGCGTCCTGTAGGGCTCGGGCGTAATGGCCCTGCGGCCGATCGAATCCTCCACGGCCAGGGCGAACTCCAGGTCGATCCTGGGCAGCTCGTCGGGCAGGGGCTCCGTCTTCGGCGTCCATTCCTGGTCCTGGCAGACGATGGCTGCGGCGATGAGAATCGTGAGCATTCATGACCTCCTTGAAATGAAAAAAGCCCCGCCCGTCATTGATGGTGACGGACGGGGCGAAGGTAGCTTGATTGCTCAAGTGTAGCTCAGGCGCCGATGTTGACCAGGACCGGGGTGCTGGTCTGGCCGGAGGTGAGGGCGGACATGGCCCGGCCGATGGCATTCTGGATCTGGTTGGCCAGGGCCGTGGTGGCACCGCTGGTGTCCTGCACCACGACGCCTCCAGCGTCCACCGAGGTGGTGCCGGCCATGGTGCCGCCGACCATCTTGCCGTCCACGGACACGGTGGGGGTGCCGGTGGCGGCCGACTTCACCAGGCATGGGCCGGCGACCACCACGTAGAAGAGATCGCCGTTGGGCACGCCGGCCGTGGGCAAAAATTCGTCCGCCGGGAAGGCGTGGCTGGCCGTGGTCCTGGCGATCGAGTCGGCGTTGGTGCCGGGCAGCACCGTGGCCAGGTCCAATACCCGCTGCACCGCGTTGAGCGTGACGAGCTGGCCGGGCAGGACCGGGCCGCCGGTGGAGTTGCGGACCACGCGGACGCGGACGTTGAGCCCGGTGCCGTAGCCGCCGTTGGGGAGCTGCGAGTCTTCGTACTCGAACTCCATGCCCTCGTAGTTGTAGCCGCCGAGGTAGTCGCCGGACACCGGGGTGCTGATGGTCCCGCCGCTGTAGAAGGTGCCCCCGCGAACGAACGGGGGAGATTCCATGCGAGGCATAGGTCAAATCTCCGGGATGAAAACGGGGTCACTTCGTCTTGGCCACGCGGATCTCGATCCCGCCGGGCCGCTCGTACTTCTCGCTGCCGGTCACGTTGGCGGCGTTGTCGGGCCACCCATTCTGGGAATCCCGATCGCCCTTGAGGGCCTCGCCAGAAGGGCCGGACTCGCCCTCCTCCGGCTCGCCGGCCGTGGTACAGTCGCGGACGTAGGCTTTGCCGCCCGCGTGGGCCGTGGCCTTGTGGCCCCGCTCGCCGCACATGGTGCAATAGGAATCGCCTTCGGCACTCCCGCCGATCTTCGCGGCCAGGCCGTCTAGGTCGGGGATGTTCGCCCCTGCGCAACAGCCCTTGGCCTTGGAGATGCCGATCGTCTTGGCCATGCGAGATCAGCCCTTCTTCTTGACGCCAATCTTCTTGCCGACCTCGTCCTCGCCGGAGTTGATCTTGATGGCGACCACCTGCTTGATGGCCTGCTCCTTGGACTGCGGCTTCTTGCTGAAGCCATGCGGATGGTTCGGGCTGGTAACCTTGAAACCACCGCCGGTCTTGGCGATCTTGTAGGGCACGCGAGTAGCTCCTTTTTGTATGTCGTGCCAAATTGGCACGACATACCTCCGGGCCGACCTGCAATCGGTCTCAAGTGAGCGCCGTGAGCTGCTTCCAGGCCACGAAGAACTTGGGGTTGTAGGCCACGTTGCCGTACATGTCG